CCTTTAATGTTGATCCTTTGAATGTTGATAAGGTAGGTTGGGAGTTAGAAGGTGGTAGGTTTGTTTGGAGATGATTCAAAAATTGAACGGTCTGGAGGTTAACTATGAAAATAGAAAAATTAAGGAAGGTTATCTGTGCACTTATAGGTCATTCCAAGATTCAATCTACATTCTTTGGATATTTCTACTGTGGTAGATGCAGAGATCAAGTAGGCGACAACCTTGGATCAGTTTATGATGCTAAAGATATAGTTGTAATAGATCATAACTGTGAACAATGTAGAGAAAACTATATAAAACTAACTTGGAGGGACAAGTTTATGGTTCCTAATCCATTCAAGGAGACCTAAAATGACGAAAGAAGAAAAAGCAGATCTAGAACTCGACCGTGCCAATGCTAAGTCCAGAAGCACAGAAGTCTATGATACTATTAATTTATTGAAGAAAATCTTAGCTGCTTATTACAAAGATTATTATAGATGGAGGAAAAGGTTTGAAGAGGCAGACAGAGCACTGGCTATGGAGGAGAAACTTCAGATTATTAAGACTGGTAAACCTGGTAGGAAGAAGGCTCCTGAGCTTGTAGTAAAACTTACAAAGCAACAGATTATTGAAATAGCTGAGGAATTAGGTGTTAAGTATGAGTTAAACTTTGATGAAGAAGGAGGTGAATAACTATGGAACTAAAGTTTGAAGTGTATGCAGGATCTAAGGGTGAGAAGAAGAACAGTCGTAGGTATGAGTGTAAGACAGAGAAATCTCCTATTTCTGATATCTACGTCAAGCGGCCATTTGCAGAAGGTAAAGATAAATTAACTATTATCATCTCGGAGTAACGTCTACAGACCAATCAACTATCACCAAATTTACCAAAAATTACGTTGACAAATTCCTAAACTACGTGTATAATGTATTTATTGTTTTTTAGTAATATGCCCCAGTAACATCCCATTAACCCTTTAGACAGGAGGAATCAAGATGCAGCAAAAAGAAGTAACAGCGCAAGTGCCAGAGAAGAAAAGTAAGGATGGAGAAGTAACGCAGGTAGCTTTAGGGCCTGTAACTATTGCAGTAGACTTTCCAGAGTCTTACGAAGCCGCAGCTGGCTGGTGTACTGAGGAAGCCATGCTTAGTAATGCCTTTGCTCAATTTAAAGTATCGCCTATCCAGGCTGGTATTAGGTCATTGCTTAAGGCTGGGAAGAATCAGGAAGAGATTCAGGCAGCACTTGGTAGTACTATAATGGGAGTTGCAAGAGCTGGTGTGACAGTGGATACAAAGGCAGCCTACAGAGCATTGTTCTATGCCTCCTCACCAGAGGATCAGGCTGAGATGCTTGCGGACCTTAGGAAGCAAGCGAAGAAGTAATCTTCTTTACTTGTAGTGTGAGCCCTGGAGGCATCAGATTCACGCCTTCAGGGTTTTAACTTAACCTTATAAATGCACATTTTGGAGATGTGTAAATAGACCGTTCAATTTTTAAACCGTCTTAAACGAAAGGAGAATAAGAAATGAAGTCATTAGAGAAAAGGCTTGAAAAAAGAAGGATAGATTATGAGAATTTAGTCAGAGCAGAACATTTAGTTGAATCCTACCTTGAAAAACTTATCCCTTTATTCCCTGAAAAATCTAACTTAATCTATAATATATACTCTTCTTATGCTTATATATACTTTTCAGTAGATTCAGTAGAAGACTTTGAAGAATATATTATCTCTAAGATTTCTGATACTTTTGAACTATCTTGGAAAAGGACTGTTCAGGAAACTGAGATCTATCATCATGCAGATATAATAATAGAGGAAGGCAAATATAGAATATATCTCACAGTAGCCTCCAAGCCCACTAACTCATGTAGGATTGTTAAATTGGCTACAGGGAAGACTAATAAAGTCCGCAAAGATATTCTTGTTGAAGAAGCTGAATTTGAGTATATTATAGACTGTGGTGATAGTGATGACTAGCCAATGGCAAAGATGGAAGGGGATAATGAAATAGGAGAATAACTATGAGAACAAACTATCATTTTTCTATAGATTTCATGAAACTGTTAAGGTCCAAGATAATAGTTGGAGGTCCAGATGATTGCTGGCTATGGACTGGAAGTGTAGTAAGCGGCAACAAGCCTTATGGCAGAGTTAGAATCGAAGGCAAACTTAAACTTGTACATAGAGTAATATATGAACTATACACAGGTGAAGAACTATCTGATGATGTACAAGTATGTCATTCCTGTGATAATCCTCCATGCTGTAATCCTCACCATTTATGGATAGGGGATAATCAAATGAATATGTTAGACAAAGCCATAAAGGGTAGAGCCTCACATGAAGGGCCTCCTGGAAAGTTTACTCTTAATGAATGGAATGAGATTAGAAGACTATATAATGTAGAAAATTTATCTAAATGTGAAATAGCCCGTAGATTTAATACCTATGACACTACCATCAGAAGAGTCTTAGATGCTGGAGACTCATATAAATATAGGAGGTAACATGGCACAGTGGCAGAGGTGGAAAAACATAATGAAGTGTTACCCATTTAGTGAGGAAAGGTTAGCTAAATGGGAACCTCCGTATATCTTACAACCCAAGTATGATGGAGTTAGGTGTAGAGCAGTCCCACTTGAAAGTGGTGAATATCTTCTATTATCAAGTGAGGAAAATGTAGTCTTTAGTGTACCTCATATTAATGAAGAACTAAAGACACTATCTCCAGGACCTGAACTTGATGGCGAACTTTACTGTCATGAGCTTAGTTTTGAGGAGATACTGTCTATCACATCAAGGACTGTTAATCTACACTACGATCATAAACTAATTAAATTTCATATCTTTGATGTAGTTAATGAAGAACCTCAACATTCAAGGATAGTTACTGTTCTTGGGATAAAGGAGTTTATACTCAATCATATCGAAGTTGCACCTTTCTGGATGTGTGATACCTTTGATGAAGTAATGAGGTGTTATGACAGGTTAATTAACCTTGACTATGAAGGAATGATAGTTAGGCATAAGGATGCACCTTATATTAGGAAACGTAGTACATTTGTGATGAAGTTTAAGCCTAAGAAGGAGGATGTTTATGAAATTGTGGGATTCAAAGAGGAAACATCTATTGGAGGAGTACCAAAAGATCGCCTTGGAGCGCTTATATGTGCAAGCGGGGATGGAACCACCTTCTCGGTCGGATCTGGACTTAATGATGATGTCAGAAAAAGCCTATGGAATGTTAGAGAAAGTCTTACTGGACATAGAGTTAAAGTCCAATACCAGCATCTAACATCTGGGAAGAAAGTTCCTAGGTTTCCTATCTTTATGAAGGTAATTGAATGAACTATATCCCAATCTCATCATGTGAAGGTTGTGACCCTGATAACTGGCTGGTAATAAAATCAAGTAAAGGTGAATACAAATGTGAGAAGTGTAGTAGAATATCAACTAAAATACTTAAGAGGAAAAAAACATGGAAGAACAAAAGATTACTTTTTACGTAGCAGGTATTGCACATCATCAGATTTATAAATGCTTTGATGAAATTAATGTAAGTGGGTATCTACAAATGGTGCCTGAACCAACTAATAAGTATGATCCTAATGCTATTAAACTTCTTTATGATGATGTAATGATAGGTTATGTGCCTATGAAGATAAGTGAAGAAGTATTAACTTTATTTAAGGCACAAAAACTATCTTGTCAAATCACTGAATTCAACAAAGAATTAGCTTCTTATAAACAGATTAAAGTAGTAATAGAGGAGATCTGATGAAACTATTCTACTGTGCTGTCTGTGGAAAGCAGATTCCAGTTATCCAAAAAGCTATTCCAGCAATGGGTAAGGTCTATAGTCTAATCCATCCTCATAATTGTATAGGTGTAGACAAATGTGAGTTCTATCCTATACTCGAAGATGACCCAGTCTGTACTTGTGGAGCTGATATAACAGGTAAGAGTTTTAAATGTACTTTAGAATACTCAGAAACCTGTGAGTGGGCTATGGAAAGAAGAAAGATTAGACCTTTTGAGTTAAAGGAAGAAAAGGATACAAAATCTTCAGACATTGATAAACTGTTTGATTCATTTGAGGTTGTTCAAAAATTAAACGGTCTTAAACCACCTAAAGAAATTACTGACAAACGTAGTGAAGAATATTCACGTAAAGAACTTAAAACCTCAATAGCTCCACAGGGAATTCTTGATACTATAAAAGGATTTTCTGGGAAGGATTAAGATGAGTAAGGTATATATAGTCAACAAATCAGCTCATGACTTCTCACCGGCTGAAAAATATGGAGAAATACTGTTCCTATCTGAAGGTCCTATGAATCGTTATTCAACTAACCACATGCATAGGAAGTTTACTGATATTATGAAGGGGTCAAGTCCAGATGATCATATAGTACCCTGTAGTCTAAATGTGATGAATAGTATTGCTTGTGCTATATTTGCAAGAATGCATGGTAAGTTGAATTTGTTACTGTTTAAGGGAGGCGAGTATTTAGAACGAAACCTTATAATATGAAAGGAGAAGAAGATGAAGTACTTCAAAATGGGAGAGGAAGTTGTAGTCCATGCTACTATGTACTCAACGTATATAAAGGATAAAAAAAAGTGGATGAGGGAACCACTTGTACATCCAAAGAAAGCTTTCTATGTTGGGTATACTTATAAACAGGAAGGAAAAGTTCTTGATTTAAAAGAGGAACAAAATTACTTAGTAGACATTAAGTCAATTAAGGTACTGCGTGTTAAGTTCGCAGATTGGGGAAATGATAAGTTTGCATTACTACAAGACGTAAGGAGAATAAGATGATTATTACAGAAAGAACGCTGAAGAAGTGGAGAAGGGAAGCGCTGCAATTTAGAGAAGATATAAAAGGTATAGCAGAAACAGAACCTACGGTAGAATTATGTGATCGCATCCTTCGCATGACTCAAGTCCTTCTCGACCAGCACTTGTTGAAGAAGGAGGTAAGATGAACGATTATCTTAATGAAATATGTAGAAACTGTGGATTGACTTTTGGTTCTCATCATGGAGGGGCTTCATCTTGGCCCAGAGATTACTGTCCAGGTCATGAAGGTAAAATGGACTGGGATGAAGGTCCTGGTACTTTATTTAAACCTACGGGAGAGTATAAGAAAGAAGGAGAAGAAAATGCTACCTGAACAACCTACCTGGAAAATTCGAGACTCCTCAAAATTAGACGTCTACCTTGCATGTCATCGTAAGTATCTCTTTGAACACATCTTTGGATGGAGGGTTGATAAACCAGCTCATGACCTCTATTTCGGTGAATGCTGGCATAGATCTCGTGAGTGGCAACTAATCCATGGCTATGACGATGTACCTGGGGCTTACTTAGCTTTCATAAACCACTACCGTAAAGAATTTGATCAAGAATCTGATGAACTCTACCGGCCAAAAGACCCTATGGCAGTTAGTGAGGCATTACTAAAGTTTGCAGACGAACGTGAATCTGATTTAATTGAAAATGAGTTAATTCAGACTGAAACTAGCGGAACAGTACCTGTCGATGAAAATCGTGTGCTACACTATCGTATGGATTCTGTCTTAAGGCGTAAAGAAGATGGTAAGATATTCTCCTGGGATCATAAATCTGGTAAGAAGTTTGCTAGACAGTGGAGTGAGAAGTTTTATCTGTCAGTACAAAATGGAACCTACACACATTGTCTTTACTGTATGTATCCTATGGAAGATGTAATTGGAGTTGAGTTTTGCGGTACTAGCTTTGAGTATCTTAAAAAAGGAAGTTCTGCAAGAGGTCCTGGCTACCACATTAACTTCCAACGTGTCCCTGCATTTAAAACTCCAGAACAAATGAACACTTGGCTATGGAATGTGAATCAGTATCTTGACGACATAGACCGTGATGAAGACCGTCTGTCAGAGTGTGAAGAAGGTGACGTAACTCTAATGGCCTTCCAGCAAAACCCAACTGCATGTTCTAACTACTGGGGATGTCAGTTTCACGACTATTGCATGTCCTGGGCTAATCCATTGCAGAGGTGTTATGAACCTCCGTTAGGATTTAAGGTTGAGTTCTGGAATCCCGCTGAGATGAAAACAACTAATAAAATGAATTTGGAGTGGAAATGAAATGTCCAGACTGTAGAATAATAATGACTGTAGACTTTACAGACACTAACAAAGCAAGAGATACATTTGAAGTAGTCTACAAATGCTCTACATGCAAAGCTATATTCTTCGGATCTATATACCGAGATCTAAACCAAGCGATTGGTGATGTAGATTGCGAAGAGTGTGAGAAGGAGAAATAATGCCCTATGACCCAATGACTGAGCTAAAAAAAGTAAAAGACTATTACGCAAGTGACCCTTTACAAAAACGTTTCTCTGCACTTGTATGTGGTGGAACTGGGAGTGGGAAGACATTCTTATTAAGCACTGCTCGCTTTCCTGTCCACATAGACTCCTTTGATCCTGGAGGAACCAAGTGTCTCCGACCTTGGATTGAAAGTGGGGATATTATAGCTGACACACGCTGGGAAGATGAAGATCCTTACAATCCTTCTGTATTTAAAGAATGGATGAGAGCTACAGATATAAGAATCCAACAAGGCTATTTTAACATATTTGGCACCTACGCACTCGATAGCCTAACTACCTTCGGTGACTCAGCTATGAATTTTCAATTAGTAGACCCACTTAAAAAGGACGGTACTCATGAAAAGTCTAGCAGAGCTGGAGAACCACCTCAATATAGAAAAGACTATACTCCTCAGAAAGTGCATATAGTAAATCGTATTAAGAAACTAATGACTTTACCTTGTGACTTCTTCCTAATGGCTCATTTAAATGCAGTAGAGGAAGTAACAGGTACTACGAGGACAGGAGACCCCATTAAGAAAACTATATATAGATTATTAGTAACTGGTCAGGCAGTCGTTACTGTACCACTGCAGTTTGACGAGTTGTATGTAATACTTGGAAAAGAAACCTCAGGTGAACCAATTAGAGAGTTATTAATAGATGCTCAAGGTAAATACACTGCTCGATCAAGACTAAAAAGCAAAGGTTTTCTTGGGATTAAAGAACCACCTGATGTTAAGGCATTATTAAAGAAGGTTGGCCTTTCATGTGAGGATAAGGCCAGATTGGATGTGTGATTAGTTTGTTCAAATTTTAAACAATCTAATTGAAAGGAGGTGAAAAAGTGACATTTATCTTAATCGGTCTACTATTATTTTCATTAACACTAAAACTCTAAACGGAGGTTAGCCATGCTAACAGACTACACAGACCTAGAAAAAGAAATTGAAGACGCACCAGAACCAAAAGTCTTACCAGCAGGTACAGAAGTATTTGCTAGAATCACTAATGTTAGATCTGGTATAAGTGAAACTGAAAGATTCAGTGGTTGCACTTGGTATCAGCCAGTTTTTGATGTATCTAATGATCCTATGGTTATTGAATTTAATGACTTCTTCTGGGCACTAAATAAGGAAACATTAGATGCAAAGTCCTATTCACGTTCCTTATATCAATTCCAGCAATTCGCTGCAGCCTTTGGTATTGACTACAGTCGTCCTTTTGATTGGGAAAGTGACTTACTAGGCAAGGAAGGTTGGATGATTGTTGGAGTAAAGAAGGATGAAGGCTTTGGGCTTGGGAATTCAGTAAAGAAATACATCGCTCCTAAGTGATTAACTTACAATCTCGGCGATTAGGAAACTAATCTGGGGAAAGGGAACCAACAGTGAACGTCTCTTACTTTGAAGAAAAAGAGCATTAAGTAGGCCAGTGGTTGGTGTCGAGATTGTTCAAAAATTTAACGGACTAATAAGGAAAAAGTTATGGAATGGGACACTTACTTTCACTCTATCTGCATTGCAGTCGCCTCTAAGTCACCTTGTCTATCACGTAAAATAGGTGCTATTCTTGTGCGAGATCATTCAATAGTTGCCACTGGTTATAATGGACCTGCACGAGGGGTACCTCATTGTGGACATGAAAGGTTTATGAAGGATAGTACTTTAGGTACAGAAAGAGGAGAGTGGGCAGGCCCAGAGAGGATAAATAACACTTGTCCTCGTAGACTAATGGGCTACATAAGTGGTGAAGGCATGGAGTGGTGTCCTGCTCAACATGCTGAAGTTAACTGTATATCAAATGCTGCAAGATTAGGTGTTAGTGTCTTTGGTACTACTATCTACATGAACTGTATCATACCTTGCAAAAATTGCTTCAGTGCACTTATTAACGCAGGTATTTTGGAAATAGTTGTAGACGATGCAAAACCTTATGATAGATACACACAGTACATAATAGACAACTCATTTATAACAATAAGGGAGTTTGAGTTATGAGCGATTTCTACAAACCACGCTTTTCATTTGAGATCTCTGAAGAACTAAAAATTCGCGCTGATAGAGTCCTAGCCAACTACGGTCAGCGTAAGACTACCTTTACTCCAATATTAGAGGATGTTCTTGATTTGATAGAAGAACACGGGCCTATAGTAATAGGAGCTATTCTTGCTGAGGCTATAAAGGCAAGGGAGGTATTGCCTATATTAGTGAAAGCTGAAGAAAGGGTTAAGAAATGAAATATAGTGATCTAGATGATGGACAGAGCTCCTTGCTCTTTGCAACTGGAGTTCCTCCACAAGAGCATTTGGATGATATAGGATACAAAGATAAAACATCCAATGAACTACATAAAGAGTTTATTGACTCATTGGAGGATGAAGATGGCAACCCTTGACGACCTAAACCTACCTGCCCTAACCAGCATGTCCCATGACGAAGCTATTGAACACCTACGTCAACTTCGTCTATCCCGTAGAATCCCTGTGAAGAAAGCAAATACTATTACTAAGAAAGTAAAAGCAAAAGCGAAGCCTAAGGTAAGTGCTAATCAAGCACAGGAATTGTTAGAGTTATTGGGAGGATAGTAATGCCTAACATTGATGTAGGTGAAGTGGCAATGGTGTCACTGTCGTCAATAGTAGTTGGCGAGCGTGCCAGACAGGAAATGGGTGACTTAACTGAGTTTGAAAACTCATTGATTGAAGATGGATTAATCTCACCTTTGGCTGTTAAAAAAGATAGTGATGCATACTTTCTTTTAGCTGGTGAACGTAGATATCTTGTATTAAAGAAGAATGAAATAGAAACAGTGCCAGTTCGAATCTACCCTGAGAACATAACTCCACTACAAATTAAGTCTATTGAATTAGCTGAGAACTTCTACCGCAAGGACATGGAGTACTGGGAATACGACAATCTAGTCCGTGAAACTCATCAACTCCAACAAGAAATTCATGGAGTCAAAGCACCAGGGCCTGGACATGAAGGATGGTCTGTTGCAGACACTGGTGAATTAGTAAAGGCCTCGAAAGGTGGTGTGTCAACTGCAATCAAGCGTGCTGATGCTCGTGAAGCGTTCCCGGAGCTATTTGATACCTGTAAGACGCAGAAAGACGCTAGTAATTTGCTAAAGAAAATGGATGAAGCAGTTATCAAAGATGCACTTGCTAAGAGAATTGAGTTGAATAAGTCAGGTAGTGATGTTCACCAGTTAATTAATTCCTTTATTCTTAAAGACTTCTTTGTAGGTGTGAAGGAGATACCTGATGGGATAATGCACTTGGTGGAGATAGACCCTCCGTATGGTATTAGTTTAAATGAAGCTAAGAAATCTGAAGGTGAGTCTACGTATGTGAAGAATGATTATAATGAGATAGGTGAGCATGACTATCCAGGATTTCTTCTTAGAACATTTACTGAATGTTATAGAGTCATGGCTGACCACTCATGGTTGATATGCTGGTTTGCTCCAGAGCCCTGGTTTGAAGAAGTATTTGGTCTTCTTAAAGGCGCAGGCTTTGACTCAACCAGAATGACAGGTGTCTGGACTAAACCTTCCGGCCAATCTAAACGACCTGAAATGCACTTAGCTAATTGCAAAGAAGATTTCTTCTACGCATGGAAAGGTCGTCCGGCACTTAACAAGCCAGGTAGGAAGAATAACTTCGAATTTGCTCCAGTTCCTCCACAACAGAAGACTCACCCTACTGAACGTCCAGTTGAATTGATGAAGGAGATCTACGACACCTTTGCTTTCCCTGGCTCACGTGTTCTAATCCCGTTCTTAGGTTCAGGTAATGGGTTAATAGCAGCTGATGAACTTGGTATGGCAGGTGTAGGGTTTGAACTTTCAAAAGGTTATAGGGATTCATTTCTAGTCAAGATACACAACAAATAAGACCGTTTAATTTTTGAATGGTCTGGGAGGTTAGATTATGGACACTACAGAAAGATTTTGGTCTAAAGTTGAAGTAGGAAAATCTAGTGAGTGTTGGAACTGGATTGGAATAGTATCTAATAGATATTTATGTAAGGAAGGATACTATGCATAGGACATATGTAGGGCCTTCAGGCAATCGTGAGGCGACATTAGCCGGCTGCGGAGAACAACCTGATCAATGGGAGGTACGTCAAGGTAAACCATTCATAGGTCCTGCAGGTCAAGGTTTAGACGAATGCCTTAAAATGACTCGCATAGCTCGTCTTGATATGTACTTAACAAATGTAATCAAAGACCTAGATAAACCTCTCACACATTATATCAACCTGTCAAGTCAAGGTAAATGGACTATCTCACCTGAAGGCTATCAATACATTCAGGAATTAGGCGATGAACTTAAAGCTTTAAACCTAAACACAATAGTAGCCTTCGGTAACATACCTTTAATTGCTCTAACCAATCGTATAGGGATTACTAAGTGGCG